ACCGCGTGCGGATCTAACCTGGTGTCGAAACCATCCAGCCCCACCACAAGGGTAGCAAAAGAAAACCCCCTGCCGGAAAGAAAGGGAAAACCGGCAGGGGGAAACCCGCTAACGCTGTTCGACAGCCTCCATGACGCGGATTTCTTTCTCTGCCTGCTGAGTGGTGCCCCTCACGGGCTTCGCCTTCGCAGGCGTATCAGCAGAAGAATTATCCAACGCAAAAACCGCGTCAGCCATCTCATCGGCAAGCGAAGCGATCCCACCAGAAACAGGGTTACCCGCAACCCGGAGGATAGCCTTCTTAATATCTTGTCTAGTAGCCATTACAGTCCCATCAATAGTTCGAGCTTCTTCTTCTTCAAAGCAAGCATGTCCAGGTCACCCTTAGGTTGCTCAACCTGCTCCGCTGGGGCCAGCTCATCAATAACCGATGTCAGCAGTTGCCGGTCAGCAGAAGTAATGTCCTCACCGTTCTCAATCTTCAAAAGCGCATCAGCCAAAACATCAGCATCCACGCCAGCCCTCAAAGCAACCCTGTCAATACCTCGCACCGTAGTGCTACCAGCGGTAGCGGTGTATGCGGGGAACGCCACGATAGAAACCTCATGCAAGTTGATCCTGGTCAAAGTTCTGACAGAACCGTCAGCGCTCCACTCATCACCATTACGGGCAACAGTGAAACCGAAACTCATGCTGTCGACATCGCCCCGCCCGATAAGTTCCCGAGCGTCACGCCCTGTCGAAGTGTTAGGCAAGTCAGCCTCCACAAACAAACCGCGCGCATCCTCAGTGAGCCTCAAAGTGCCAGCCCTAGTGCTACCCAGCACAGAAGCAGTGTCATGGTTCCAAAGAAGCTTTATGTCATTGCGGTTGCGGAGGGAACCCCTGAAAGCCCCTGGCACAATACGCTCAATGAAAGGTAACGGTTCACTATCGGACTCGAACACAGCAGCGTAACCGCTGAACCGCATCCCATCTTCTGTTTCACGAATCTCAAACTTTGCAGGATTGATCCGCGTTTCCATCTTGCTCAATGCTTGCCCCTTAGCTCGGCCTTCATTCTCTTCCTCAATTCTACCAATGACCTCATTAGCGAAGTCTAGGAACCTTGTCGCGGCCCTATCAGTCAAAACCACGCCCCAGACAATGTTCCCACTATCAGCCAACATTTCACGCGCCTCCACCCACATCGCAGGGGTCATAGCGTTATTAGTCACAGCAAGTATTTCAGGTGTGGCATTCGCAGCGCTGCGGGCAATCGCGCGAACCCAAGCTGGTGGGGTCAAATCCAAAGCGCTTCGCTCGCCCACATCAGGCACATCATCCACATCAAGCGCTGTAATACCTAGCCCCCGATAAACCTCACGGTTGTCAGGGTCATTATCAATCGCCACCATCACATTGAAATCCTCAAGCAAGGAAGCGGCAACCTCACCCTTGAACCCTGCTGAAGCGGTGTCAGCATCAGGTTTCATAATGAGCTGGTCAAAATCTATGTCGAGTGTGTCAAGTTCGCGCAAAGTATCGTCACGATCATTAGACAGGCGGGCAGTCACAATAATGATTTCAGTATCATCGAAACTGTCCAGGTAGGCGAGAAGGCGCTGGTTAGCTTCCCCGTTCAAAATGAGGGTGCCATCAATGTCCACGATGATTGCTGGTGGGCCAGAGTCAAGGCGTTGCTCCGAGCGTTCCCCTAAGAACTCTGATTCCTCATTCACACTGATAGCGACACCCTCATCAATCGGCATCACTGCACCTCATCCTTATACACCGCATCAGGGTTCTCAGGATCCACCTGCGCCACACCCTGCAACTGGACAGAAGCCAAACCAGTGTGACCAACAGCGGGCAACCCAATCATCTCCATAGCCTCAGCAGGGTCAAACCCAGCGAACACCAGATCGCGCACCATCTGCACCTTCTCGCGTTGCGCCTTCACGCCCGCCTCCGAAAGGTTCACATTAGCGAGAGGCACGCGCACCGCCTCAGCAGCATCGCCCTCCTGTGGTGACAAATCTTCCAACCGCCGGATGTCGTTGATGGCGAGGAACCCAGACTGCAACCCAGTGCTATACGCGCTGTACCGGCTTTGAATGTCAGCCCTCAGCAACCCGTTCATGTTGAACTTGATGAACGCGGTTTCACCGCCCTGGTAGCGACTCATCAAGGTGCCCATAGCATCCTCAATTTTGGTCACATAAGGGCGCAAAGTGTGTGTCACAAACCCGAGCATGTTCTGCTCAACGCTCGAATAAGTGTTCGTCCCTGGGAGGTTCAACATGTGTGATGGAATCCGCCAAATACGGGCCACATCCTCCACAGCCATTCTGCGGGCCTCTAATGCTTGGGACTTCTCTGGGTCTGCCTGTGTAGGTTTGAAGCTTGCACCACCGCTTAGAATCCCTGTGCGCCCACTCTTACGCCACCCCTTGTGAGCGTTGTCGAAGGATCCGCGCAAACTTTCAGCCTGCTCGAGAGTCAAAGCGCCTGGGTACTCAATGACACCCGACAAAGTTGTACCGCTGCCAAAAAAGGTTGCAGCGTAAAGTTCCAGCGCTTTTGACAAACCCAGGTTCTCGCGCAAAGCGTGAACCCGTGAAACACCGCGCACAGTCCCAGGGCGCAACAAATCAGGAATGTATAGCACCTGCTCCGAGGTCAAAGGCTTATCCTCACCCTGCACCGTGAAAATCAGTCTGCCCTGACCGTTACGCTTCACCTCCACAGTGGAAGGGTTCAACACCATCAAGTTCACAACCTCGCCCTTAAAACTGAACACACGGATAAAAGCGTTCCCGTCAATGAGCAAAGACACAAGAAGCGAGTTGTAGAAAACAGCGTGCCCAGCAAAGTTCACATCAGGTTGTGACACCCAAGCTGGTTTTGGTCTGAATGGTCTGCGGTTCCCATCAAGCCTGATAAACGAATCCACAGGCAGGGTACTAATCGTGTCAGCGATAAGCGACACCGCCGAATTGACAGCAGCAATACTGAGCGCGTTGCCCTCATCCACGCTTGTGCCAGCCTGTGTCCCAAAGCCAACATCGTCACCAGCCTCAAAAATTGTTTGAAAGCTGATTGCCCTATCTTCCCAAAGCCTATTGAATACCACTTATCGCCCCAAAGCTAGTCCGAGTAAAATTAGAACAGCGCCACCAACCACAAGCCCCACAGGGACAGAGATAAGGGTCACGCCTGCAACAATCGTCACAGCGCCTACTATTTGCAAAGTTGAACTCATATCACCTATCCAAAGAACTCAGGCACTGGTTCTAGTTTAGCGCCTGTTAGTGCCCTATCTACTGCAAGCACCATAGCCACAGCGGCGTCAATCTTTCTAGGGCTGTTCCTAGAGTCTTTCACAATGCGCGGCCCCAAGTTGTCAATCTTCGTAACCGCGTTGCTGAGGTGCCTGGCAAGTATCGGGTTCCCGTCATGCACAAGGCGTTTCTCCATCACAGCATCAAATACTTTCGCGCAGGCAGGCACCATTCTCCGGGCCGAGGTGCTAGGCCACTCCACAATCGGCACACCCTTATCCTCCAGGGCTTGCATGGATCGTTGCCACCGGAAAGGGTCGCACGCAACCTCACGCACCTTAGGGTGAGCCTGACAGAAATCCAGAACAGTCTGCTCCACCTCCGCAATGTCCACCCTCCAATCATCATCATGGATAGTCAAATCTTTCTCCCACGACTTGACCAGAAACACTTTCACCGGCTCATCATCTTTGGGGACAATCGCACCCACGATGACAGAAGCATCCCCGGAGAAGGAACCGTCAAAGCCCAACACAATCTCATCATCAGGTGACACCTCAAAGTCTGCCTCGCACGCCTCCCACGCCCCAGAAGGCAACCAAGCGGTTTGCGAGGACACCCACTGGTTACACCGCTTTGTACGAAACTCCGCCTCAGGTGTACGCCTCACAGCGCTCTCAAAGTCAGCGATAGCGTTCAGATCCCCCAGCCCAGGATTTGCTATACGCCAAGTGTCCTCAAGTTTGTGGTCAGCCTCCTCAGGTGCCTCCCACCACGCCATAAAAAAGCTAGGGTCATCCACTTCACCCCGAGCAACCTTCTGCCCATACTGATAAAGCGAATAGGCAATCGAATCCCTGCCGGTACTGTCAGCCTTCACCCCAGCAGTAGTAATACCGATAAGAGTGGCAAGATTTCCACGCGCACCCATCGCAAGGCTGAAAGTGTCATACAGGTCACGGTTCTTCTGAGCGTGAACCTCATCCATCACTGTCATGGTAGGTGACAGGCCTTCTTTGCTATACGCCTCCGCAGACACCACTCGATACACAGAACCAAACTTGGGCAACTCAATCGCGTCACGGTAAAGCTTCGTTATTCCAGACAGCTCACTTGACCCCTCGATCATGCGCTTAGCGTCAGCGAACACAATGCGGGCCTGCTCCTTCTCAGCAGCCACACTATAAACCTCCGCACCCTGAGGGCCAAGAATCAAACCATAAAGCGCAATAACCGAACCTAAAGCGCTCTTACCGTTCTTTCGAGGCTGGCCCACAAGTTGCGAAGTATGCCGATACCCACCATTCTCAAAAGCGAACATGTGTTCAAGTAAGCTCACCTGCCAGGGTCGCAACACCAAAGGGGAACCAGAACCCCCCGCGACAGAATCCTTAGTGATCAGACCATAAGCCTCCGCAAAATCGCAGATAGGTTCCTCATCACGCCCCGCCTGAATCGCCTTCTCGGGTACAGGTGTCAGCCAGCGAGGAGGCCAGCT